TACGCGCAGGCCGAGGTGCAGTTCATGATGACAAGCTTGCCGGAATCCGAACTGGAGGCCGTCGTGCTGGTGGTGTAGGTGACAGTGCCGCTTGCACCGCCTCCGCTAACGCCAGCCACCGCCGCCAGCATGGCGGTATGCTCAGTCGATACGGCGGCGGTGGCGAACGTCTCTGCCGTAGTGATCGCCGCGGCGGCCGCGTTGGCAGGGTCATAGGTGCCGCTGGGGATGTAGCAGGAGAAATTGCCGGAGCCATCGTGCTGGAACTGGCAGTTTTGGCCGCCGGAGGGCGCGGCGGGGGTGGTGCTGGAAGCGTTGGGCGTCTGCGCTGCGGCCATTGCGGACCCGCACAGAATCAGGAGAAGTGCGCGAAGAGTTTTCATTAGATTGTGGCTCCATTCACTGTGAAGGTGGTTGCAGAAGTGGTAATGACCGTGCCGTTGACTGAGAAACTGAAGGTGCCGGATCCGCTGCTGGTGCCCGCCGGAATGCCGAAGTTCAGCACCATATTGGAAGAGCTTCCACTGTTGGTCACCGTTGGAGTGGCACCCGACGCAAGCGCGGTAACCGTGCCGATTGCGATGGTTGCTGGCCCCGCAGGCCCCGTTGCGCCGGTTGGTCCAGTGAGCCCCTGCACGGCCAGCTCCACCGAGGGATTCGAAGCGGACAGGCTGGTGAATGTCGCGCCGCGCGTAGTAAAGAACAAGACGACAGGCAATAACGCGCCCGCGCTATATCCCGATGGCGAAAATGTGAACGTGGATATACCGGAAGACGCGACGCCCGGCGCAACATAAATCGCCGCGTAGATGGTGGTGAGTCCCGGGTTGACGATTGCCCAGGACGGATCCGTACTTCCAGAGACGCCGGTTGCATTTATGTACCCGGATAGCACATAGGTTTGTCCGACCGTCAGAAAGAATGTCGAGGATGTCGACCAGAACGAGGTTCCGGACGCGGAGACTGGAACTACAAGCGAGTTGAGCCCGGCGTAGGGAGAGCCATTAGCGATCGTCCAGCCACCCGGCTGCGACCAGTAGGTAAAGCCGCTCAGGAAGTTGGGATCCTGCACCAGGTTGGCGTTGATGCCGGGGATGCCGTACTGCTCCAGCACCAGGTTGCCGAGGTTGGGCGTATAGGTGTCGAAGTTCCATGAGCTGCCGCTGGGCTGGATGCAGCTATAACCGGGAAACGGAATCTGACGGCCGGTAAGGTTACTGATCAGCGTGACACTGTAGCAGACGTTCAGGGGTGATGTGAGCGAAGTATCCGCCAGCTGAATACTGAAGGCTCCGCTGGTGACGGTGGTGGAAACAGGATTCGCAATCGCCTGGCCGCCAGCGCCGCCCGCGCGAAAGCTGATAGGCACGCCTGCCGCATTCACAGGCTGGAACCGGATAGTGGCGCTGGTGACCACCGTGCCCGTAGCGTCAAGCAGGTGCGATCCGCTGACGATGGTATAGCCGGACGTTTGCGCGGACGCAGTGGCAGCGCCAAACGCGCACAGAAGGGCTAGAGCTGCAGAGCGCAGCACGTTGTGTTTCATGGGCTTCTCCTTTGGAGTGGTAAAGAGTTAGGACTTGGGGTGCATAGCCGCCATACCGTGGGCAGCGTGGATTTTTTTGAGTGCGCTGAAGGTGCTATCCGAAGTGCTAAGCCCAACGCCGGCGGGAAACGCTTCGACCACTGCTTGCGAAAGATGCTCGGAGGCATCGTGCAGCTCGGGAAAGGCCGCATACTTTGCTGCGAAGGCCATCTCCATCGCCAGGGTGGGCGCGATGACCACCACCAGCAAGCTGCCATGATCCGGAGGGATGCTGTGGAAGTGCCACTCGCGCTGCGCGCCCGCGCAGGTTCCGGCGATCGTCGCCTGCTCTGTGCGCGGCGCCACGAAGTAGAGTTTGTTGCGCATAATTCTCCTCTATGCTCCCGGCACAAGTTTTTGGTTGTGAGAATAGATGCGGGCGCTCGCCATTCTTCCGGCGGCGAAGATCCGATCCCCTGCATAGATCTGGTTCACCATCCGCGCCGGCACGCGCTCCGCATGGCACTCCATCCAAACCTTCTCTGTACCGCTCCCTGTGTCGGTCAAGACGAGCTGACCGTCCATCGCGTCGGCCGTCCGCATGAAGCCATCCGGCAAATGGAAGGGCGTGGAATCACTGGTGATCAACTCGTGGCCCATATCCGTCCACAGCCGAATGCAGGGCTGGGGGCTGAGCTGCATCGACTCCACGGCATGCCTGCCGTCTGTGCAGTCCAGCAGGTGGCCAGGACGGAGATGCGCAACCCGCAACCCTTCCGCAACGAACATCTCCACGGCTGGGCAGCCCCTGGGCGCGCCGCCGCCGCCGCCGGTTCCACCACCACCGCTTGCGGCCGTAGTGCCCTGCATGCCAGGACCGCCGACCAGCAGCGCTACATAGCCGTCAAGCCCTAGAACGGTAGTGAGCGTGAGAGCGCTGAACGTAGTGGCTGCACCCAGGGTATTGGCGGAGCTCATCCAGTTGCCGATGGCGAGGGTTGCCACATCCAGATTGCAGCCAATGTCGTATGTGGTGCTGGCCGTTAGTCCGGTGAACTCGAAGCTGCCCGCAGCAACCACGGTGGTGGACCCGTCCGACCGGTAGAGATCGAACGCGGCCCAGGAGACGGTAATCGTGGAGGACGTGCCCGCATATGTAAATTGCAGGTTGCCGAAGCCGGTGATCCCCGCCTGCTTATTCAGCGCGGAGCTGAGCCCTGCCGTGAGCAGTGATCCCAACAGCGAGGAAACCAGGCTGGCGGTGATCGTCTCCCCAACCCATACGCTGGTCGAGCCGTTCGGCCGCACGGAACAGATCTGCACGTTGTAGGTGTCGCCCGCGACGATGGGGCCGATGAACGCGGAGTTGAGCTCGACAGAAGTACTCCCAGCGTCAATCCATGCGGTAGCACCCGACAGCTGGTACTGAACCTTGATGGCCGTCGCGAAAGGATCCTGCGGCGTATCCCAGGTCACTTCGATCTGCGCCGTCACAATGCCATCGGCAGAGACGGCAGCCGTCGACGGGCCGCTGAGCAGCGCCATCGCCGTGGGCGGCGCCACAATGCTGGACATCCCCATGGTGGTGCTGGGAACGTCGTACGCGCTCATCTCTTCCGTGGCAGCCCAGGTGTAGATGCTGGGGTCAGTCTCGCCCACGTTGAAGCTGGCGCGGATCTCTGCCGGCGAGCCAGGAGCGCCCGCGCTGCCTTCCTGCGACTTGACGGCCAGATTGCTACCCAGGATCTCCAGCGTCTTCCCTACCCAGCTATGCGGCGGGAAGGTGAACGTCATCACGTCATTCTCTTGCAGTGAATAGGCCGCAAGGCCCATCTCCAGTTTGCCGCGCCCCCAGAAGCGGCCGCGCATGAGGTCGATCTTTGCCAGCCGCTGGGCCTGCGCGCTGGACAACACCATGTCGTAGTTAGCGTTGCCGTTGAGATTGACGGGCGCGAGCTGCCACTGCGTGGAGGTGGGCGAAGGCGTATGGCCGATATTGCTGGCGATGAGCGATTTGTAGACCTGGGCGTAAGGGAAAGCCTCACTGTCGACATACACCGTGGTAACGTAGGCGACAATCTGGCCAAGCGCGAAGGTGGTGCCCGAAGCCCACACAGCCGTGACGCCGGAATCTTGATTCAGCCACTGGTTGGCCGCGTAGCCGTGTAGTGGATCCTGCGCGTACGGCGGGAAGCTGGTGGGCGTGAAGCCAAACTGCCAGGTGTTGAGCAGTGTGCCGTCCGGAGCGAAACCGTTCTTATCGTAAAGATTGCCCGCGATGTTGTATGGATAGTTGGGCGCGGTATACGTTCCACGCACCTGGTTCACCGCCGATTTATACGCTGCGGTCGGATCCCAACTGACGGGCGCCGTCAGCATCGATTCATCAAACTCTGCCGAGGACCCGACCCACGCGGCCGGGAAGAGATAGATCTCTCCGCCGATGAGCGAGACGCGGCCGCCCATGCTTTTGAGCATGGTGGCGAGAGCGTCAGTGGGCGCCGTCGCGGTGTCGAAGTGATAGTGACACTGGTAGCGGGCTTCCGTAAGGCCACTGGTGATGCCTGTGGGCTGGTCGGGTTGGTTCGCCAGTGGCACCTGCTCATCGCAGATGTTGGCAGCCGCGATCAGCTGCGCCTGGTTCACCTGCATCCCCAGGCCGAACTCGGTGTCGGTGATCCAGTCCGCGCAGACCAGCGCAGAGTTTGCAGAGTAAACCGTCGTGCCTGTGCGGGGATCATAGACAGGCTTGCCCATCACCGTGATGCGGATCTCCGGGCGCTGCGGAAAGGTGCCGGAGTTGTACTCCGCCTTGAAATAGAACCAGCTGCAGCCGCCGATGTAGGGCGTGCCGGCCGCCGTGGTAGCCCATGCGGGATCGTTCGCCTCGAGACCTCCATCTAGATCCGCCGCCGTTTGCGTGCCGTAATACGCGTCCGCGTAGATGCCGCTGTGGCCGGTGCCCCCGAAGTTGTATTGCTGGCCGTCCGGGCCTTCGTGATTATTGCCGTCCGCGATGCCGCCGAAGTAGATGCCACCAGGTGAAGGCAAATACCCATCACCGCTGCCCTGCCACCAGACTTTGCGGCCGTCGAGGTAAAGCTCGCTGAACCCCCAGACCGGGTGACCAGCAACCACGATTACCATGTTGTACTGATCGAGGCTGCTGCCGGTGGTGGACTGGTAGACCATCACGCCACCCACGCGCTGCATGCCGTAGATGATCTGCCGCGGCGTTGCTGCCTGCCGGGTGGTGATGTCCATGCCCCGGTTGCTAGTGAGGGCGCTGGCGATGGCGCCGGCCTCCATGGCGACACCCGCCGCGCCGATCGCGGCGATGCCCATGCCGAGGGCCGAGCCAGCATAGAAGGCTTCCACGCCCACTAAGCTGAGCGACGCACCACCGGCGGTGATAATCGTCGCAGCAATAGCCACGCCGAGTAACGCTGCGCCTTCAATCGCCTTACTCATACGCGCCACGCCCTTACAATGCTGGTGATCGGCAGCCGCACCGCACCGGATTCAGCGACGGAGACGACATGCGCTCCCGTTAGGTGCACAATCCCTGCAATCAATTGATCCGGCGCCGCCCCTGCCTGCCGTATTACCACTAGATCTCCGCGCTGGGCGCAGAGTGGATGCTCCAGCTCGTCGAGGCCGTACTTGGCCGCGCACCATGCGGCCGCATCCGCTACCGTGGTGCCGCCGGTGATCTTGCGGATCGCCTGAAACGCGGAAACCCTGTCCGTATACAGGCCGCGAAAGTCTGCGGCGATGTCGACACCCGTGAAGCCCTGCGCGACCTTGGCGTGGGCCGCCGCGCGATCGGCAGCGTGGGTGTGATGGCTGATGCTGTCTGCGGCCATGTGCGCGGCTGTGTTGGTAGCGCAGGCGGCAGCGGCCTCCGGCGTATTGAGCGCGGCGAAGCTGCGGATGGCATTGGCGGCGAAGAGGCAGCAATCATGCTCACCCCACGCGAACGGCTTGCGCGCGATCGCGGTGAGATGCGCGTGAAACTCGTACTCGCGCCAATGCTCGGAAGAACGTTGCAGTGCCATGGAAGCCTCAAAAAGGAAGCCCTACCGAAGTAGGGCTTGGAGGAAAGTCGAAAATAGGCGCCTAGCCCCAACCGAGGGCGATGCAGTTGAGCGATTCAACCCAGTTGAGGCCGGTATCGTCGGGGTAGCCGTTGGAGTGCTGATCGTTGGCGGTATAGAGCCGGCCATTGGGCCGCTCGCCATTGATCAGCCGCGTCTCCAGCGGCACGGTGATGGTGATCTTATCCGCGCCAGTGTTCACGGTTGGCTTGTCGACCTGCCCAGCAAACAGCAGGTACGGCGTTCCGATGAGCGTGCGTGTTCCTGGCTCAACCGCGCCCAGCCAGCGATATGCCGGAGCGCCCAGCCAGATATCATTCAGCGCCTCGCCCAGCCAAACTGGATCGATGCCGGAGAGTGAAAGGCTGGTGCCGTCCGCGCGCAGGTCGACGCCTTCCATGTAGTCGCCCAGCGTGCCCAGGCTGCCGACACCAAGAAAAACGTTGCCATTCCACGCGAGGCCGCCCACGCCCGACCACACGTAGCACGTCTGTGAGTGGAAGGTGATCTGCGCCAGGTGCACCGGCTCCACATAGGGCGCAGAGAGCGCAGCCAGCAGCGTGCTGTCAATGTCGCGTGGCATCTAGCGATACTCCGTGATCGGGAAGCTGATGTGCGTGAGCTGGTTGTAATCCTTGCTCCAGTTGCGTTTATTCCCTGCCAGCCGAAAGAGGCCCAGGGGGTTGCCGGTGATGACAGTGGTACCGCTCGCCACATCTTCCCGCAGGCTCGGCCAGATCTCGAAGCTGGCATTGCCACTGCCGTCCGAACTCACGATATCCAGCACAGCATGCAGCCGATAGCCGATCTGGATCAGATCATCCTGCAGCAGCAGCCCGAAGGTGCTGGGCGTCCAGCCAGTGGTGACGAGCGTGGTGGCAGCTGCAACCAGCGCGCCACTGGTAACGGGCACGCCCGACGGCAAACCGGCAGGCCCCACATAATCCGCCGGCGTCCACTGGAAGGCTCGGCTGATGCCGCGCATCTGCTTGAGGAACGCACGCATGGGCGCGGCCTGCAGTTCGGTGAGCGGAGGATAGGTGACCATCATGCCCCAGATATCCGCGCCGCTGCTGGCTTGCGTCTGCGTCTGCCCGGTAAAGGGAAACGTGATGCTGGCAACGGAATCATTCACCCAGGGCTCTACCATGCTGGGAACGGCGCAGGTAGGCAGAGGAACAAGGGTGACGGGGTTGCCGTCGAGGGTAATAGTGCTGGTTGACATCTACTTCCCTTCTACTTGCGCGCCGTTGGGGGCAACCGGCCGTTTTTGTCGTCATGCGCCCGCAGGGAAGCTGCCACGATATGCGGCGCCGCCTGCATAATGCCTTGCCGCACCAGGGCCATGGTTTGCGCTGGATCGGTGGATCCGCGTGCATCGACAGTGATGGGCATGTGGTAGTGCTGATCGCCTGTACCGCTTGAGGTTTTGCCGTTGGGTGTTACATGGCCTGCGCTGCCAAAGTGCACAACCTCCGGACCCTGCTCCCCGACCAGCGCCGTGGTGCCCGCACCGAAGTCTCCGCCATCGGCGAAGGCCGGCAGGAACCCCGAGGCCATCTTGAGGATGCCGCTGAGAACGCCGCTGGTCCCGCCCGCCGCACTACTCGCTGCCGAGGCCGCGCCGGCAGAAACAGCATCAGCATTCTTCACAAACATGGGATTGCCCCGACTGCCGAGCTTGCCGATACCCAGCGCACCCATCAGCGAGCCTTCACCCTTCTTCAGCGCCTGATCCGCAACGTCGGTGAAGATTCCCTTGCCCGCGCCCGTCCAAGCGCCTCGCCGCTGCTGCCGGTTTCCCGTAAGGTCGGTAAGGATGGCTCGGTTCGCATCATTCAAAACAGTGTCGGTGATCTGCTTCATCTGCGAAGCGGAATCCATGGACGCAGCCGTGAAAGCCTGCAGCGCCGAGACGGCGCCTCCCAACCCCGTTTCCGCAAATGCAGCATACGCATCCTTGACAGCTTGCAGGTTCGCAGCCGCCGTCGCGGAGTCAATCTGATTTTTGATGCCTTGCCCTTGCTGCGCCAGCCGTGAAGCGTCTTCGCTTCCTTCTTTCGTATAGGGGTTCAGCTTGGCTTGATCTTCCTGCACCTGAGCCAACTGCCTGCGCAGCTCGGCAATCTCCATCGCTGCCGCCTCGGAATGGATCTGGCCAGTCTGCTGCGCGGCATCGGATCTTGTGACTGCGCCAGCCTTGACACCATGCTCCAGTTGAACCTCACGCATAGCCTGGTTGCTCTTGATCAGCAGCTCGGCGTTCTTTGCTATCTCAGAGTTGTAGGCCCTCCAGCGCTCCCCGGTGCGGGAGATGTTCTCCGCAAGCCGCGTCATTTCGTCGCTGTTTTCAGCAATGCCGCGATTCGCTTCATCCGGGCTGAGGTTCGCAGTATCGCGGATCTGCTTCATCCCACGCGTCAGCATTTCATGCGCCTGCTTCGCGCCCTCGACGGCCAGCTGCGACTCCTTCTCTACAATCGCGTTGTACTGATCAGAACCTCTCTTGAACGCGCTGATGCGCTCCTGCCAGAATTGGTATTCCGCCTGGACCGTGACGCTGTTCTGCTGCTTCATCTCCGCCAGCTCGGCCTCCATGGCTTTGAGCTTGGCCTCGGCAGCCTTCCGTGCAGCAGCCTCGGCAGCGGCCACCGCGGCCGGATCGACTACATTGAGGGACGGCTTTCCGCCGCTCGCACCCGAAGATGAGGTGGTGTCCTTCGGATCGGGAGCGCCGCCGCGTGCGTTCTTGTCGAATTGTTCCGCCTTGGCACGTTCCCGCGCAGACGCCGAAAGGTCGGCGTCGCGATCCTTCTTCACGCCGAGATCCCACGTATAGGCACGGATCGTGTCAAGGCTGGCACCGAAGCTGAATGCAGCGGCGGCGCCAAAGTTCAGTTGCTTCGTTAGCCCTTCTGCCAGCTTCGTGAAGAGCGAAACCTGGACGCCGCTCCCCTGAAGGGTGCTGGCAAACGCATCCAGACCCTTGGTCAAGCCTTCCGTAAAAGCCAGCTTGGCGCCGTCAATACGTTGGCCCATGACACGCAGCCGCTCGCTCGTCGCTTCGAGAGATTCGGCCGTGCCGCTATCCAGCATCAATCCGGCGTTCTTTGCGCCCTCGGTGTACTTGTCCCAGTTCTCACCCAGCTTGGTGAGGGTGGGGATCTGGTCGATCCCCGCCTTGCTCAGCAGCTTCTGAGCGACCAGCTGTCTCTCAGGCCCGGACGTGTTGGCCATCGCGCTGGCGAGACGCTGCAGGGCAATCTGCGCACCGTTAGAATTTCCGGCCAGGTCCTTCGCGTTGAGTCCCAGTGCCGTGAAATAGGCACCGAGTTCCTTGTTGCCGTTCGCAGCCTCGGCGATGCTGACGTCCAGCTTGCCGACGCCCTTGCTAAGCGTATCGAAATCACCGCCGGTAACCTTCGCGGCATAGTGGAGAGTAGAAAGCGTCTCAACCGACAGGTTTGTCTTCTGCGAGGCGCGTTCGATGGATTCGCCGAACTCCAGTGAGGAAGTGACGGCATCCTTCATGCTTCCGAAGATGTCACGGATCCCGGTGGCGGCGGCAATATAGCCCACCGAGCTGAGGACAACGCGCTCTGCGACATCCTTGAAGGCGTTGCCGCTGTCTTTACTGGCCGCAGCCACCCGCCGCTGCGCTTCCGCTGCCTGGTCCTGCGCCGCCGTCAGCCGCTGCAATGCGGCACCAAGGGTCTGTGCGCCCGATGCCTCATCCAGATAGCCCGCGCGGACGATCTTCTGGGCGCGAGCATAGCCTTCCTGCGCATTCCGCAATTTCAGCATCGACGAAACTTGGCTATCCGTCGATTTCTGAATTGCATCGGATGCATATTGGGCCGCGAACTTCGTGGCGTCTGCTGCGCGCTTTGTGGCCTTCTCCGTGGCCGTTCCCGTCGCAGTCGCAGTCGCGGCAGACTTATTCATCGCCGCATCAAACTGCGCATTATCCGCGAGCAGCCGAGCTGTTACATCCATGTTTCCCATTAGCCCAGCACCTCACGAAACGATTGCTGCAAACTCTCTTCCATGGCCGTCGCGACTTCGCCCATGCTGGCCTCAAAGGCCGGGCGCAGAAACGGATATGCGGGCACGTCAATACCAGCAGTGCCCGGCCCGCGCGATTTGCCGTTACCCAGCAGCTTCAAGTAGCCGCCTGATACCTGCCGGTGGCCGTATTCAACGAAACGCGCGACGTGCGCCACCTTACTATTGGGGCCGATCAGCGCCTCTAATCCGTTCTCGCCTTCCACGATCGCAACCCGCATGCCGCCTTTGAGCTCGCCCGGCTCCAGCGAATCCGATCCAGGCGTCTTCGCATCCAGCATCATCGGCGCGCGCTCTACCATCGCGTCCTCAATGACGCGGCCGCCAGCTCGCAGCGCCTTCTTCATCTCCGGGCCGCCCATCTTCGCGCCCGCAGCGTTCAGCTTGTCGACGAGACTGCGCATCCCTTCGAGTTCGAAGTTCATGGGGGTCTCCGGGCAAGAGAAAAGCCGCCCGGAGGCGGCTTTGATGGATGCGGCTGAAAGCGGCTTAGGTGCGCGCGATGAGTTGCTGCGCGGCCGGCGCCGTCAACGGAATCGGGTTCGGCGCTTTGCAGACCGGGCAGATCAGTGTGCGAGCGTTGCGACGCCACAGGCTATACAGCAACCCCGGCACCAGGAAGACGATCCAGGCCAACAGTTCGAGGCCAGCGCTGCCGGGCGTGTGAACTTCCGGCGTGACGCGCGTATGGCAGTGAGTGCAGATGCACTCCGGCTGCCTTTCGACGCTGACGAAGCCTTCGCGAATCTTGAGGAAGATGCCGACGCCGATGGCGACGGGGATGAACCACCAGCCGGAAATCTGCCCAACCGAAGGGAAGAATGTGCAAACCGCATAGCCCAGCAGCCCTACTCCGAAGAAAATACAGATCCACTTGATCATCGCCGTGCCCTCTGGCTGGAAAGTGTATCACAGAGCGTACAGCCGATGAATATACGTTGACCTACTTGGACACAAAGTGCATGAACGCTTCCCGCATCTGCAACGCGAGTGCAGCTTGCCGTTTTTTCGTCATGCGGAGCTTACGTGGCGGGCGATTGGAGACTGCGGCGGCTTTCTTCATCCGCAGGCTGGGCATAAAGTCTTTCGGCTGTAACGGCTCTTTGAACTCCCGGAAGCCGGTGTTGCCGATCATCGCGATCACCTGGGCGAGCATGAGCTCCACCATGCCGCCCTTCGGCCGATCAATAACCTCCAGGCGATCAATCATGGCAAAGAGTTGGCGTGGCGTATGCCGGCGCATCTCCTCCAGGCTCATCCCGAGATCCACACGCGTAACCGTGCGCAGATAGTGCCAATACTCCTCCCGTCCTATTCGACGGGCGGGGTAGGGTCCGCTTTATCCTCCGACGGCTTTGCTTCGGGAAGGCTGAGCACCCATACCTTCGCGATCGCGTCGCTGATGGCCCCGAGGTTTTTGAACGTGACCAGGTCTCGAAGTTCTTCCGGCTTGAGGTGTGGCTGGAAGCGCTGGGCGGAGATAATGAAGAAGATGCGGAGAGCAGAAGCTGTTGACGCCTCCAGCGCGGTAAGTAAGCTGACATCCTTATGCCCGGCGCGGATGAGAGCTTCTTCTGCATCGATGAGGGCGCCGGCGTCGAGGCAGAGGGTGATATCACCTGCGGCGCTGGGAATAAGCGCTGTGGGGAGCGTGGGATCCAGCGTGGGCGGAGCGAGAACTGGGCGGAGCGGGGTGCGATTGCGTGCCATGATCATTCCTTATGCGGAGGATGTTATGCGGGAAAAGGTATTCGGGGCGACGGCGCCCGCATGCGACGCCGCCCCGAACTTCGTTAGGAACCTTCGACGAGGGTTGCGGTGCCGATGACCGTGAGGTTCGCCGTGAATGTGACAACCTTGGTCGGTTCGACGTCTTCGATCTGGTAGCCGATCACCCACGCGCTGCCGCTGAAGAGATCGCCGGTGGTTGTCTGACCACCCGCAAGGTTTACCGGAAGCTGCAGCTTCCAGAAGATGGGGGCCTTCGGCACCGTCTGAAAATTGGTGTACAGCAGCGCCTGGCCGGCATCTGTGGAGACGCGGTTGCCCTTGAGCGGGATCGTGCCGAGCTTCTGCAGCACCGGCGCGATCTCTTCCGTGGTGCTCTGGAGGTTGGTGGTGGAGACGGTGCCGAGTTCTCCAGCCTTGTACGGCGCGCTGGTGATATCCCCGACAGGGACGTAGGTGCCGGCGAGCGTGAGGCAGACTGAAAATATCGCGCCTACGCCAGATTGAGCTTTGCTGGACATGATTTGCTGCTCCTGTTACTGCAAGATGCCGCGCCCTCGCGAGCAACGGGGTGATACGGTTAGGCGCCCTGAATGGCGAAGTCGAAGTAAAACTCAGCCGAGCAGCGGAACTGCCGGGCGTCGTTATCGAAGTAGTCGATCGGTTGAATCAGCCAGCAGTCCGCGATCAGGAACCCGTTCGGCATGGGCCCGTTGAAGCCGTTGAGTACCGCGATCGTCGCGTTCCGCAGATTGTTGGCTGCGAGATAGCTATTGCCGCGGAAGTCCAGCTGCACGCGGCGGCGCTGCATGCCGGAAGTGCCGAAGATCGGCGTCTGGCTACCACCCACAACGTGGTACGTGGTGCAGGGCATCGGCTCGTCTTCCGGCACGACGACCGGAAACACCCGAGCGGCCTGCAGCGCGACCAGGGATGCCGACGTGGAGAGCAGCGAGTAGAGTCCAGTTTCGAAGCTCATTACTGACTCCCGTTGATCTCAAGGCACATGAGATGAACCGTGCGGTTCATTTCCTGCACGTTGTCCGGCACCTGAACGATGAAGGTGCGTGATCCGAATAGAACCTGCATGCCACCGATCAGAACAATGGAAGGGCCCGGCCAATCGAAGCTGATCCGATGTGTTACCTGAGCTGAATACTGGCCGCTCTGATAGGCTTCCTTTTGCGCCAGCGTGGTGATTGCTGCCATGCAACTGAGCACCGTCGTCCAGCCTGTACTGGACTGGCCGCCCGCAGCATCTACTGTGTTGCCTTCCTGCTGCACCTGAATGAAATGCTTCTTCGCTCCAGCGGGTATCGCGAGGGGGTTGCGGTTGCGGTTCTGGGGATAGGGCCACATTTACGCCGTCCTATTCCGGTAGAACTCCAGCATGTCTGCGACGATGCGGGGCGTGGGCATGTCGATGGAGCCGCCCTGCTCAAACAGAAACTGAGTCATCAGCAGGATGGCAATGATGATGTTGCTGGGCACCTGCTGCCCAATCCAGACATTATTCGCAGCCGAAGCAACAGCGGTGGTGGCCTCAGCAGCGAGCGTTGCCTGCCCATTGTTATCTACAGAGGCGATAGTGGTGGTGAGTGCTGCGCCAGCAACGCCGGCGGCTGGAACGCAGACAGCCTGTCCAACGTCTCCCTGGTCAAACACCGGGCCAGCGAGGATTGCGGAGGAAGCGGCCACGGCTGCCGTTACAGGGCCTCCGTAGCCTGCCTTGAATTGGATCTGCACTGCGTTCGGCACCCAGCGCAGCGGCGGCCAGGGGGTTGCCCAGCGGGGTGAGAGGCGGGCGGGGCGCGTATCCGTACCAGGATCCAGCTGATAGCCGTACATGGGCTCGCTGACGTTTGTTCCGTAGCTGGCGTCAAGCGCTAACGGGACGATATTGCCGTCTTCGTTGACGTAGTTGAACGAGACGATGGACTGGAAAGGAGTGCGCGGCAGAAGGAACGCGCCAGGCTGCCCGCGGTCCTCATACCGAAGATCACGCGGTGGCCAACCATCACGCTGGTAAAGCCAGGTGCTGGTGATGAAGCAGCTCCGCGTGTAGTTTTCGCAGTGGATCCGCGCCGCCGTCGCGAGATTGGTAATCCGAGTGGTAAGTTGCGGTCCATACACGTCATCGTCGGGGACTGTAAGGCCCAACTGACCCGCGATCGCTTCGACATTCACCGGCTCTACTACCGGCAGCGCAATGGGAATTAGCTCATTCATGGGCGGCTCCGGCGGCGAGACGTGACAATGGGCGCGAGGGGCGCCGCAACGGTTGGCAGCGTGACTTCAGCGGCGGCAATGGGCAACTGCGCCTCAAAGCGCGGATCTGTGGCGCGCCCGTCTGCCAGCATTGCCCAGCCTGCCGCAGGGTCGACTTCTGCAATCTGCCCCTTGCGAGGCCCGTCAGCGAAGCGAATACGGAGCATAGAACCCCTGAAAAACTCAAATAAACGCGAGAAAATAGCCGATAACAGCCTCAAAACGGCCAATTTCGACCGTTTTGAGGCGCTTTCGGGGTTGGTTAGGTGGTAGCCGAGGGCTGCTGCGAACCGGGATAGTCCAGCCCGGTCAGAATCGCCGAGGCCGCAACATAATCCGCATTCGTGCCGTCCGCGAAGGCGATCGCGAGATAGTTCAGCCCTGCCGGCAGCTGATCTTCCTCAATGACGATCCCCACGAACGTGTTCGCGGTATTTGCCGGCGTGAAGCCCGCGGCTGTCGCGGAATTGGCGGCGGAGGGTCCCGTAACCAGATCCAGCGTGTCCGCGGCGTTACCGGTGGTGCTCTTGGTGTAGTAGGTGAACGGGATCGCCGTCGCACCAGCACCAGCATTGTTCGAGGCAGCAAGCAACGTGAGAGCGCCCTCAGCAGCGGCCAGTGCGCCAATGTTGATGAGGATGTTCGCCTTGGCGGCGGTCTTGAGGTTGAAATACGTGGAGGTTACGCCGCCGCTGATGCTGCCCGGCGAGAGGATCTGTACTACATGACCCTCTTCGAAGATGTTGAATCCGCGTGCTGCCATGGTGGATCTCCTTCGGTCGCGTGGACCGCGTGGGCAGCGGGGCCGACCTAATGCGGCCCCGCTGCGGGTTAGGTGGGTTAGCTATGCGGCCGAGATTAGCGGCTCTGCAGAGCGACGAAGGAGCTGAGGGCCTGCGTACCGTTCAGCGGGGTGAGCGGTGCGCGCCACTTCGGCTTGCCGTCGTTGCGCATCATCCAGCGGAAGGCTGTCTGGCCGGTGAGGAACTGAACATGAATCGAGGAATCCGCGCGGATGCCCGAACGCTCGCCGATCAGATACTCGCCCATGTCTGCCAGCACGATGTCACCCGTGGTGGAAAGCGTCGACGCCTGCTCCACCGGGATTACCGGATGGCCCAGGATCTTGCCGTACTGGCCGTTGACGTTGCTGCCGGTGCCAGGCTGCACATACAGAGCGACTGCCGTGCCAGCTTCGCCAGGAATGGTGAGCTGATACAGCTGCTGCTCGCAGTTCTGATTAATAAACCAGGCTGCGTTCGCGCGGCTGGAGGCCACCAGGGCAGCATGCATGTTCAACACATTGCTGGTGCTGATGGTGCCTGTCGCCTGGCCGCTGTCCTTCGCGACCGTCACCAGCGCCGGCGCATTCATGAAGCCGAGGAACTGGCCCGCACCGGTGCCACTAAAGCACTCCAGATCAAGCTGGAACGCCATTGCCTTGGGGAACGTCTTCGACGCCCACGCGTTGAGTGCGTCGGTATCGTCCAGAAGTTCCTCGGTCGCGTAGAGCAGGCCGATGAGCTTCTGGCTGATCAACTCCAAAAGGCCGAAGTTCGGCTTGCTGGGGTTGTAGGCGGCAGCCTCAGCCTCGCGATACACCTGGATGCCGCCATAGCGGAAGCCAGCAGCTCGGCTGTTTTCGTTGAGAACCGGGCGTGTCATGCGCGAGGACTTCATCGGCGTGCGATCAGCACGGCTCGAGATCAGGCCCTCGCTCCACACGCGTTCGATGACTTCGAGATTCTGCTCGATCGGCACCAGGAAGCCGCCATCCGCATCCGAGGTTTCCGAAGCGCCCAACGCAGCCTGCAGGCGGGGATCCGCAACATGACCACCACGAATCGTCTGCGTGCGGACCGCGCCCAGGAACTCGCCAAAGTTCTTGAACGGCTTGTCCTCCGCGCGATTCTTTCCGACTTCGATGCTGACAACGCCAGCAGCGGGTGCGGTGCGAGCGGCGGCGTTCAACTCTTCCTTGGTGGCGATCTGCTCATCAAAGCTCTTCACTTCTGCGAGCAGGCCTTTGATCTTGGTGGACTCTTCCGCCGTGTGGGCGCGGTTTTCGCGCTCCGCCAGGGCGTCGATGGCAACAGCCGAGGTGTGTGCCTCATGCCGCAGCTGCTTCAACTGTGCAAGTGTCATAGCTCCCCTCCATGGGGTGGTTGGGTTGAAGGGCGAGCGCCACAGCCAGCAGCCATCGGGCTACCAGCGAACGCACACGATCGGCAACGCAACGCGCGCCGAAGGGATTGGCAAAGCAAAAAGCCCCGCATCGGCGAGGCCTTCTACTTGAACTTGTGGTGGAACCTACCGGGCAGCTGCGAGTTGCAGGCGCAACCGAGTGGTGGCCGTATCGGCTTTTGCCTTTGCCGCCGACTTCGCCGCTTCACAGTCGCAACCGGCACAATCACAGCCGTCATGCGAGCAACCGTCACAATCGCCGCCCTTGCATGAATCGCACGTGCAGGTGCAGTCGACATCACCAGACATGTCGATACCGTCACCGGCTTTCACCGCGCCGAGCGTCGGCATGATCGTATGCGCGTGGGCATGTTTGCCATCGTCGACCAGCATCGACATGCTTCCTGAACTCATGCTGACGCCGAACCTGGCCAGCACATCATCCAGCGTGCCGATCTTATCCGCCATGCCGATCTTCACTGCATCCTTCGCGTTGAAAACCTTGCCTTGGCCGAACGCCTGGTGCACCTTCGCCTGGCTGATCTTACGGCCAGCGGCGACAGCCTTCTCAAACATATCGCCGAAACTATCGACCATGCTTTGCATGTCCGCGCGGGCGGAATCAGAAAGGGGCTCATAATTGTTGCCGGCCGTCTTGTTCTCTCCGAAGCTGATCAGCGTTACCTTCACGCCGATGTCTTCCAGCATCTTCGAATCGTCCTCATGAGCGCAGTACACGCCCACCGAACCCGTCAGCGAGCTGGGGCTTACCACCACTTCCGAGCAGCTGGCTGCGACGTAGTACGCGGCCGAGGCGCAGAGGCAGTTTGAAACCGCAATCACTTGCTTCTTCGAACGCGCTGCGCGGATCTCGCTGGCGAGCTCGTCAACACCCTCGACGGTTCCACCAGGGGAATCGACGTCCACCACGATGGCCTGCACGTTGGGATCGTTCACCGCCTGGCGAAACTGCTGCAGGAACTTTGCTGTGGAGGTCGCTGTGGGGCCACTGATGTCGCCCATGGCGCTGCCGCGATGCAGGATCAGACCGTAGAGCGGCAGGACAGCCACCGCGCCCTTGCTGGACGCAGAGACCTTCTGCGCGCGGGCAGCCGTGACAGCGCTCTGCCCTTGGATCCCGGCCAGCGTCTCGGCCTCGACGGCTTTCCCCTCAGCCTTGAGCTGCAGGAAGGCCATGACGGCTTCGAGCTTTTCCGGCTGGATGGCCCAAAGTTGGGACCGCATCGCGTGACGAATTGCGCTGTATGCCTTGCTCATTTCGCTCCTTCAACTGCAAGTGTGGCGAGCTTTAGCGGCTCGCTGGCGGCGATGGTGTCAATCCACACCTGCGCGCCGGCTGAAAATTCGTCGTCTTCGTCTTCGAGCAGCATCGTGAGGTGTTGGGCCCGGTTATCGCAGCCAACCTTGACAGCGAGCTGCGTGGCGGCATCCAGCATCGGAAAGACACCTAGGATGAAGCGCACCTGCTCCGCGTAGAACTCGCCAACCTGATAGCCGTTCGCGTCCTGCTCAATCAGCCGCTTGACTCCGTTGACCTCGCGACGAACGCAGCGATCGGCCGAAGCCGACGCCATGAGCGTGAGCCGAGCCGTCGCGGCCGCATCGCCTCCGCTGCCCGTTTCGTCCGCCTGATCATCGTTCTCGTCGGCCGAGCCGTCTTTGCCATCCTTGCCTGTGCTGCCACCCTTGCCGCCAAACGCTCCGCCCTGCGGCTGGGGGTTGGCGAGTTGCTTGAGCGGTGCCCAGTTGACTGGCCGCCAGTAATTCGAACCTACGCCGTCCGCGATGGGATTCATGTCCTCCAGCTCGCGAACATCGTCCTGCGACATCCAGCCGTCGCCGATCGCGACGTGGTAGGCAGCGAAGCGGCTGGCAGTATCTCCACGCAGTAAGGACGCAAGCGAGGCCTTCGCATAGTAACGAGTACTCGTCAGCAGATCCCGCTGGATCGCTTGCTCCCACATGATCGCCATGGGAAGGACGCTCTGCACGGCGTTCATGATGTTGAACTGCTCGACCGAGGCGTAGGTTGCTGCCTTGCCGGCGTCCACGCCGACCAGGTGAGGTAGCACGTTGAAGATGGTGCAGATCTCGACCTGCGAAGCCTTGTGGCCTTCGATGAGCTGCGCATCGACGGGCGTTACGCCCAGCGACTTGATATCGTAGCCCGCTCCGAGAATCGCTATTTTGCCTCGGTTGCTACCTGTACCACCAGCCTGGAGATTATCCCTAAAGAGATCCGCGTCATCCTTCGTTTTGAAGTTCGCGCCAGTAACAATCCAGCCGGTACGCGCATCATTTTTGAGGAAACGAGCGATGTAGTCTTGCCGCGATAGCGCCACGCCCAGCGTATCGAGCGCCATGCTGATGCGCGACTGGCCGATCGCCATGACATCGCAGAAGTCGCGGAGGTGAAATACCTCTTCCTGCAGGAGTACTCGGTCGACGTCTGTGAGCGGGTCGCGGTAGACATACCGCAGATCGCCGGTGGCCTTGATAATCTCGACCTTTACGCGGTCAGGATGCAGCGGCACCAGCTCTTCGATCTGCCCGTTCGCGTCGTAAAACTTCTCGGCGTAAGCATTGCCACGGAGCTCGACATGGCCCTGCATCATCGTCTTGAATTCGTAGGCTGTCTGCCAGCGGTTTGGCTGGTAGTAGAGGACCTTGTACAGCGGATGGCTGGTGACGACACGCTTGCCGCCCTTCGGGCTATCCGTGTAGATCTTGAACGGCAACATCGCGAGCTGGCGAGACTTCGCCGAAACGCAAGCAATGACCGTGCTGAGCCGCTTCGAAGATTCCGGTGTGACCCGCATGCCGGCGCTCGAGCTATGGCCGCCTACGGGCTCGTACCAATAGTTATCCCAGGGCGCAGGCGCGCCGCTGACATCGGCGCGCAGTTGAAACGCGCCCTCGAAAATACCAGAGATCAGCTTCAATTACCCGCCTTATGCCTTGCTGGAACGCACGTCGTTATACAGCCAAAGGAACGCAGGAGAGGCAACCGCAAGGCCAGCAACCATCCACCCAGCGGGATGCCACGCGAGCCATGCGCCGCGTGTGAAAGCCGCGATACCCCCGCAGAGGATGGCTGCGCCGATCGACCGGGCGATGTTTTGGACCCGTTGCTTCTGCTCTGCGGTTGTCATACATAACCCACATACGGCGAGGTGAATTTTTCAGTCTCGGCCGTGTAGGCCCGATTCATTGCGGTGATCAGCGCCGCGACGGGATCAATCTTCAGCTTCGCGTCCGGACCCTTGCGGGGGAAGAGCGTTTCATTCTGCCCCTCGCGTACTTCAACGTTCGACATCGCCCAAGTGAGCACTGGGTCACCGTTGTGATGCAGGCGCCCGCTATACACGGCGGCCTGCAGTTCCTTCATCGGGTCGCTGAGGTACTGCGCCGTCTGCGGGATGGTGAGCACCACATCATCGCCAAACTCGGCGGCCAGGTCCTGTTGCATCTGCAGAGCAGACCAGGGATCGAAGCCGAGGCACTTCATGTCGTACAGCTGGCAATCGTTCCGAATGTCGCGCTGGATCTGCGAGAGCCGGATTTCAGGACCTTCGACGGAGATCAATGCCTTCTCGGCAACCCACTGCGCATAGGCTGAATGCTCTCCATCGTTGATCGTCGCGCTCGGCGCATAGTGGTAGCCGAAGACGTAATAGTGATCCTGGTCGACCTCTTCCAACTCGCCAGTGTCGCCGTTCGGCACCTTGTCAATCTGCGACCGCTTGAAGATCAGGATGCGGCTGGCGAGATCGATGCGAGCCGCGAGATCGTTACCCATCCAGCAGGGCTTGCTGGCGAAGTCTGCGATGCGAAGGCTGCGGTCGGCGCAAGACTTCCACTTCTCCATGTTCATCCAGACGGTGCCCTGGTTGGTCCATACGCTGAAGTGCTTTGTGAGGATGTTGTTTTGCTTGTGCGCGAACTCGATCGCATCCTGCTGGCGACCACGCAAGTACTCCCAACTGATGGACACGCCGACGTTGGGGTTCGCCTTCGCGATTCCGATGTCCGTCTTCCACTCATCTGGTGAATCAATGGTGAAGATGATGCCGAACTGCCGGTCATCCTTGATCGTGCCCGACAGAATCTTGATGACGTCCTGCCGGAGCATGTAGCAAGGGCCGCCGACGTTGAAGCCTGCGGTGGTGATGACGAACAGGATCGGCTGCTCACGCGCTCCCATGCCCGACTCCATCGCGTCGTAGAGCGTTGGGGAGTCGTGTTCGTGGTATTCGTCGACGATCGCGCAGGACGGGCTGGATCCGTCACCAGGGTTCTTTACCAGCGGCTCGAAGCGGCTGCCATCGGTGCGGGTGAGGCTTTTCTTGTTGACTTCTACGTTGAAGGCCCGCAGAAAACCGTGCGAGCGCATCGCCATGAGACGAGCCGGCCGGAAGACTTCGAGTGCCTGCTTCTCCTTCGTGGCGCCGGAAAACACCTGGGCATCCGTTTCGCCATCGCAGGCGAACATATACAGGCCCTTTTGCCCGGCGCTGGTCGACTTGCCACTCTTGCGGCCGGTCTCGACGTACACCTTGGTGAAGCGACGCTTGCCGGTCGACTTGCTAACCCATCCGAAGATGCTGCAGTCGATGAAGAGCTGCCAGGGTTCAGCAGTGATGCGGTGATCCTTGCCGCGGATCCGCCGGGCCCACTTGCCGGAGACGTGGGGGAACTTGCTGACGATCCAGCAGTAGCGATGCGCCAGGCCTTCGTCAAAGCGGTACGGGTAGAGCGGATCGAGCGACTGTTGTAGATCGTCCAGATGACGGTGGCAGGCCTGGCGGACGAAGAGGCAAGCGATAATCTCACCCGAAACCACGCCCCGCGCATAGGCCATCATCTTTTCGACGAAGGGGCTACTGAACTCGTATTCCGGTACTACCGTCTGCGGCTTGCTGCCACTCGTCCTCTTCTTCTTCGGTGGTTTTGACGCCGTTGCCGTTGACGAGGCTTCGGCTGGCCGGGTTGAGGCCGAGCTGCGACTGATACTTGTTGAGCTGCGCGAAGTCACCGGTGGATGCTCCAGGGCGTCGGCACCGCACACGCAGGCGGGCCGTCATCTCGAAGTGCCCTCGGTCGGCGCTTGTTATCAGCACTTCCTTGGTCTCTTCGAGCAGTTCATTCCACGCCTCAAGATGTTCGCGCGACGTGGGGCTGTTCGGGTTGGTGAAGCTGGACGGCGGGGGGCCAAGCGGCCCGGTGACAACCGGCTCCAAGGCCCGCTCGCGAGCGCGTTGAGGATTCTTATCGAAGGCACCCTTGCGGTCGAGTTCAGCGGACGTTTTGCGGGTTCGACCCATACGAAAACCTCATCAAGAATGCCCCTGCACGCGCATTACAGCGCCCGTGGCTGATCGCCACACAGAATCACTGATTTTCGAGGGGTCAAACTGCTGTGTTTTGTTTCCAAATTGCTTATTTCGTGGAAGCGAAAATTTGTC